TTCCAGACTCTGAATGCTGCAAGGGAGATACTGCCCACAGGAGACCCCACAGGGCGCTCTGGTAAGGGTCCTAAACCGTTTGTCTTTGCTGGACCTGATGAGTTTAAACTGGATACGTCAATAGACATCTATGACAAATACAAGATGTATATTGCATCTAAACCTTGGGTGAAGGATAACTATCTTAAACTTCCACACCGCAAACCTGATTGGGTATGAGGACAACACTAACTATTGATGATGATGGTGTATTGACCTTTCCCCCAGAACTACTAGAAGTTACTGGATGGAAAGAAGGTGATATGCTAGAATGGATTGACCGTAAAGACGGATCTTTTGAACTAAGGAAAACTAATGAGTCGTGATGAATTTCTTTGGGTCGAAAAGTATCGCCCCAAAACTATTGAAGAATGTATTCTCCCTGATAGTATCAAGAAAACCTTTCAAGAGTTTGTTGATCGGGGAGAAGTCCCAAACATGCTGCTTTCTGGTCCTCCTGGTGTAGGAAAGACCACAGTAGCAAAAGCACTGTGTACTGAACTTGGAGCAGATTATTATGTCATCAACGGATCCGATGAAGGACGGTTCCTGGATACTGTCCGAAACAATGCGAAGAATTTCGCTTCGACCGTTTCACTTTCATCAACTGCAAAACACAAAGTCATCATCATTGATGAGGCAGATAACACGACCCATGATGTACAACTCCTCCTACGGGCTTCTGTTGAGGAGTTTAATCGCAACTGCAGGTTTATCTTTACCTGCAACTACAAAAACAAAATCATCGAACCTCTCCACTCCCGATGCGCGGTGGTCGAGTTCGGAATTAAATCCAAAGACAAACCTGGAATCGCAGCAAAGTTCTTCCAGCGTATCAGGACTATTCTTGAGACAGAGAGTGTCGAATATGATCCAAAAGTCCTCGTCGAACTTATCAACAAACACTTCCCCGACTGGCGACGTGTTCTCAACGAGTGTCAAAGATACTCCGTGGGTGGTAAGATTGATACGGGAATTCTCGCGTCGTTCTCGGACGTTTCGGTAAATGACCTCATCAAAAACCTCAAGGAAAAAAACTTTCCAGAAGTACGTAAATGGTGTGTCAATAACCTGGACAATGATCCTAGTGTACTACTGCGTCGTGTTTACGATGCTCTTCCTGACGCCGTTGACGGTCCTTCTCTTGCTGCTGCCGTGCTCATTATTGCTAAGTACCAGTATCAGATTGCATTTGTCGCAGATCAAGAAATCAATCTCCTCGCGGCACTAACTGAAATTATGGTGGAGTGTAACTTTAAATGATTAGTCAAAAAGAACTCAAGCATCATCGTCTCCAAGCGTGGTTGCGTGAAAACAAGTGTGACGACTTGGAATATCTTGGAGAAAAGGATGGTGATTATTGGTATCGCATTGGTCCTCATGAAATCACATCCGACCAATTTGAAGACATTGAACTTGTAGGTGAGGTAGAACAATGAATGTAAAACTGCTCCGTATTATCACTGGTGAGGAAGTCCTTGCCGAAGTCCTTTCAGAAGATGAAAACACTGTGACCGTTCAAAACGGTTTGGTGGTTCTCCCTAATGCTAATGGTGTAGGATTTGCTCCTTGGGCAACTGTCATTAGCAAAGAAAATAAAGAGATTACTTTGAGTAGAGAACATCTTGTTTATGTGGTAGACTGTGATGATTCTGTACAAGACAAGTACGAATCTATCTTTGGAACGATTGTCAAACCCGAGACTAAAAAACTGATTCTATGAAATCCTTGAAAACCCCTCTTCGTTATCCTGGTGGCAAGTCTCGTGCTTGTACCAAAATGGATCAGTATTTTCCTGATCTTAGAAACTACAAAGAGTTTCGTGAACCATTTCTTGGTGGGGGTAGTGTTGCCATACACATCACAAAGAAGTATCCAACACTGGATATTTGGGTAAATGATTTGTATGAACCTCTCTATAACTTCTGGTGTGTCCTTCGTGATCAATCACAAGATTTGTGTGAAACTCTAAGAGAATACAAGTCCACAAATGCAACGCCAGAACTTGCGCGTGAACTTTTTCAGCAAATGAAAGTTGAGGTTAATGATAAAGAAAACCCTCATCTTCAGAGAGCAGCAGCATTTTATGTTGTAAATAAGTGTAGTTTTTCTGGACTTACTGAGTCTTCCTCTTTTTCGCAGCAAGCATCTGTGAGTAACTTTTCCATGAGAGGTATTGAAAAACTCCCCGAATATGGAAAACTGATCAAAGATTGGAAGATTACTAATGTTCGCTATCAAGAGCTCCTCACCGACGATAGATCTATCTTCACCTACCTTGATCCGCCCTACGATATTGGATCTAACCTATACGGAAGGAAAGGTAATATGCACAAATCATTCGACCACGACGGTTTTGCTACCGTGTGTGATAGGTTTGTTGGTCCTCAACTTATATCTTATAACTCGTCTCAACTTATTCGTGAGAGGTTTAAAGGATGGGAAGTAGGAGAGTTTGATTTGACTTACACCATGCGCTCAGTTGGTGAATATATGCGAGAGCAGAAAGAACGTAAAGAGTTGGTATTGTTTAACTATGAAGTGCGAAGTCAAGTTGTATAAGGCAGGAACAGTATTCACTGAGCAAGTGATTGCGGTTGATTATCAGGATGCAAGAAAAGTTGCCCTTGCTAGGAATCCTGGTGCTAAAGTTATTGGCGTAACAGCGGTATTTAAATAATGGAACTCAAAGACTGGTTGAACTCAATAAACTTTAATAAGGAAAACCTTATTAAAGAAGATCCTGATATCGTTAAACAGTATCCACCCTTTATTGTCAATAAGTGTCTTGCTGGACACATTGATACTATCCTCTTTGCCAATGAGATGAATAAGTATCACCACCTTGATAAAGACATGCAATATTCATTTTTGCTAAATAGTCTGAGGAAGCGTAAGAGATTTTCTCCCTGGCTCCGAAAGGATAAGATTGAAGACCTTGAATGCGTTAAGACTTACTATGGTTATAGTAATGAAAAAGCACAACAAGCGTTGAAAATACTCACTCCTGAACAACTAAATTATATAAAGAAAAAACTTGATCTTGGTGGTAAAAAATGAGCAACGTTGTTGAACCTCAGGTTGATTGGTCTCCTGAACTGATGGTTGAAGTTAGTCTGAACGAACCAGATGACTTTCTAAAAGTGAGAGAAACGCTCACTCGTATTGGTGTGGCATCTCGTAAAGAGAAGAAACTCTATCAGTCCTGTCATATCCTGCATAAACAGGGAAGGTATTATATCGTTCACTTTAAGGAACTGTTTGCTCTGGATGGTAAGCACGCCAACCTCACAGTAAATGATTTCCAGAGGCGTAATCGTATTGCTAGACTGCTTGTAGACTGGGGTCTGGTGAGTGTTGTATCTGAAGAATCAATCTTGGATATTGCTCCTCTCAATCAGATTAAAGTCTTGGCATACAAAGACAAAGGTGATTGGGTGTTGGAACAGAAATACAACATCGGAAAGAAAGGCAAGAAGGAAGAGTAAACCGAATAAAAAAGTAGGGAGTTCAACACTCCCTTTTTTTGTGCTTGGTATATAATTAGTAGTGGATGCCGAACGGGTCCACACAATCAAATCTCGCTTACTTAAGGAGAAGTACACATGACAGACCTCATGAAGTATAATGCTGCCGACGTGAATCAGCTCTTGCAGCGTATAAATAAGAATAGCATTGGTATGGATGAATACTTTAATAGGTTGTTCTCTCTGCATGAAACAACCTCAAGTTATCCACCATACAACCTAGTTCAAGTTAGCAACGTGGAATCTAGACTTGAACTTGCGCTAGCTGGATTCAAAAAGAAACAAGTCAATGTCTACACACAAGACGGAAAACTCTTTGTCGAAGGGCAAAGGGAAGATGGAGAAACTGGAACAGAATATGTCCATAGAGGAGTGGCTCAAAGATCTTTCACTAGAGCATGGACCCTCAGTGACGAGACGGAAGTTAGATCAGTTAGCTTTGAGGATGGGCTTCTAACGATTGTTCTTGGTAAGATTGTTCCAGATCACCATAAGAGAAAGGATTGGTTCTAAATTACTGACAATATTTTGATGCGGTTGATACAGAAGTGTATCACTATGATACAGTATACTCTAAATAGTTCTGTACTAACGGAGGACGACTTATGAACTTAACAGCCGCCACTCTTACTATTGGCACCGCAATGACTCTTTTTATCGGTGTTCCAATCGCCAACGTACTACCCTAATCCACCGCCAGATCTATTCATCACAACTCCATAAATAAAACTGAATATCGTCGTCGCTTATGCCAAAGGGGGAACTGGCCAAATCCAGTAGACGCCCCCTTTTTTTAATGCTAAAATATTGACAGGAGGATTTGACTATGACCGCTAGCGTACTGATTTTTGAAAACGGACTGCAGTTACTTGCTCAGTTGGAAGAGGTTGGTGGTGACATTGGTGAACCAGATTGCAAGCTGGTAGATCCATACGTTATCACGTCTGACGGAACACTTGAACCATGGTTGGTTAATGTAACCACTCAATACACATTCAAGATTCATTCGGACAAGATTTTGACTATTGCCGAACCAAACTCTAAACTATCTAAAAAGTACAAGGAACTGACTGAGACTAAAGAATGAGGTTTTATACGAACGTGCAAATGATCGGGAACAAGTTCCTGGTTCGTGGATATGACAATGGTGAGCACGTAATGTTTAAGGAGGAGTACACTCCTACGTTGTTTGTTCCGTCAAAAAAGAAGACCAAATACAAAACCCTAGAGGGGGATTATGTAGAAGCAATCCAACCTGGATTTGTAAAAGATTGCCGTGAGTTCTATGCAAAATACGGCGAAGTTGATGGATTCAAAATCTACGGAAATGAAAGGTACGTTTGTCAGTATATCTCTGATAAGTATCCTGAAGATGAGATTAAGTTTGACATCAGCAAGATTAAACTCTATACGATTGATATTGAGACTACATCCGAAAACGGATTTCCTGACATCAATAATCCAATCGAAGAGTTGTTGCTGATCTCGATTCAAGATTATGCATCGAAGGGGATCATGACCTGGGGTGTTGGTCCATTTAGAAACAAACAGAAGAACGTAAAATATATTGAATGTATTGATGAGAGAGATCTTCTCAATCGTTTTATTGACTGGTGGATGTTGCCAGAGAATAATCCAGAGGTTATCACTGGATGGAATATACAGTTGTTTGATATCCCGTATCTTTGCAGGAGACTTAATCGGGTCCTTGGTGAGAAACTTATGAAAAGGTTTTCGCCTTGGGGACTAGTCTCTGAAAAAGAGGTTTATATTCAGGGGCGCAAGCACACTACGATGGATGTTGGTGGCATCACTCAACTAGATTATCTTGACTTGTATAAGAAGTTTACTTATACGAATCAAGAATCATATCGTCTGGACTACATTGCTCAAGTTGAGCTTGGTCAACAGAAGTTGGATCATAGTGAATTTGAAACATTTAAAGACTTTTATAGCAAAGGGTGGCAAAAGTTTGTAGAATACAATATCATTGACGTTGAACTTGTTGACCGTTTGGAAGACAAGATGAAACTGATTGAACTTGCGCTTACTATGGCATATGATGCTAAAGTCAACTATGCGGATGTTTTTTATCAAGTCCGCATGTGGGATAACATCATCTACAACTATCTGAAGAAGCGCAATATTGTGATTCCACCAAAAGATAGGACAGAGAAAAATGAAAAGTATGCGGGGGCATACGTCAAGGAACCGATTCCTGGAGTCTATGATTGGGTTGTGTCTTTTGACCTTAACAGCCTCTATCCTCACCTTATTATGCAGTACAATATCTCACCAGAGACGTTACAAGACGATCGACACCCCACGGCTACAGTTGATAAAATACTTGACAAGCAAGTAACTTTTGAGATGCACAAAGACTTTGCAGTCTGTGCAAATGGTGCCATGTATCGTAAAGATGTTCGTGGGTTCTTACCAGAACTCATGGAGAAGATGTATGGCGACCGTGTGATCTTCAAGAAGAGAATGCTCAAGGCAAAGCAAGAGTATGAAAAGACAAAGAAACCTGAACTGATTAAGGAGATCGCCCGTTGTAACAACATTCAGATGGCAAAGAAGATCTCTCTCAACTCTGCTTATGGTGCCATCGGTAACCAATACTTCAGGTATTATAAACTTGCCAACGCAGAGGCAATCACTTTGTCTGGGCAGGTGAGTATTCGATGGATTGAAGGCAGAATGAATGCCTATTTGAATAAGATTCTAAAAACTGAAGGGGAAGATTATGTTATTGCTTCTGATACTGATTCTATCTACCTTAATCTGGGTCCTCTTGTTGACACAGTATTCAAAGGGAGAGAGAAAACTACTGATAGCGTTGTGTCGTTCCTTGATAAGGTCTGTCAAGTGGAATTTGAAAAGTATATTGAAAGTTCTTACCAAGAACTGGCGGAATACGTCAACGCCTACGATCAAAAAATGCAAATGAAGCGTGAGAATATTGCTGACCGTGGTATCTGGACTGCGAAGAAGCGATACATTCTCAACGTGTGGAACAGTGAAGGTGTTCAATATGAAGACGCTAAACTGAAGATCATGGGTATTGAGGCAGTCAAATCCTCAACACCAGCACCCTGTCGTAAAATGATTAAGGATGCTCTCAAACTTATGATGAATGGAACAGAAGATGAGGTGATTGATTACATTGAAGAGTGTCGAACTCAGTTCAAGCAAATGTCTCCTTATGATATTGCATTTCCACGCACATGTTCAAATGTTAATAAGTACAAAAGTAATGCCAGTATCTATGAAAAAGGCACACCGATTCATGCTAGGGGAGCACTCCTTTATAATCACTACTTGACCCAAAAGAAACTGACTAACAAGTATTCTATGATTCAGGACGGTGAGAAAGTGAGGTTCTGTTATTTGAAGAAACCTAATCCTATTCATGAGAATGTAATCTCTTTCATTCAGGAGTTTCCAAAAGAGATTGGATTGCAGAACTACATAGACTATGATTTGCAGTTTGATAAGGCATTCTTAGAACCACTCAAAGCTATTCTTGATGCTATTGGTTGGGACTCTGAACATAAAGCATCACTTGAAGACTTCTTCATTTGATGTTAGAATATCTGAAAATAGATCTAAACAATGTTTTTTGAGAAAGTGAGTTTGGTCACTGGTGGGTTTGATCCCATTCACAGTGGACACATCCGTTATTTTGAACGTGCTAAAGACTATTCTGACTACCTTGTAGTTGGTTTGAATGGTGACCCTTGGTTGAAACGAAAGAAAGGACAATACTTTCAGTGTTGGACTGAACGAGCAGACATTGTTCGTCATTTGAATATGGTTGATGCTGTTGTCTCTTGGGATGACGCTGATGACTCTGCAAATGGTGCTATTGCAAAGTGTTTGGAGATTGCAGAGACTGTTGTATTCTGTAATGGTGGTGATCGAGCACAGGGAAATACACCTGAACTAGAAGCATATAAAGATAATCCCCGAGTGGTGTTTGAATGGGGTGTTGGTGGTAATGATAAAATGAATAGCAGTTCGTGGATTCTCCACGGATACTTTGAGCGTCAACGTAAACTATTGGGTATTTGATATGGACTTTTTAAAAGAGATTGTAAAAGAAATCGGAGATGACTACACAAAACTCGCCGCAGACATCGACGACTCCGAATCATATGTTGACACGGGTTCGTACATTTTTAACGGACTCGTTTCAGGTAGTATATTTGGTGGTGTATCTGGGAATAAGATTACTGCCATTGCTGGCGAGTCTAGTACTGGAAAAACTTTCTTCAGT